GCCGATGCGCTTTTCCATGATTCCTTAATCGAAAGATTCATCGATGTCTCAAGAATTTGCGGCCCCAAAAGCCAACCCATCACACGCAGTCGCCCTGGCCATTGCTGATCTCTGCCCCGAAGCCCTGTTCTGTGGATTCAGACTCAAACCAAAAGCCGATGGCACGTTTGCCAAGATGCCAGTGTCTAAGGCTGGCGCTGGTGTCGGCGCTGACATTGACCACGCCAACTTGGTCAATGGCGACGAGTTGCGCATCCTGACCGACCCGCCAAACAATTCATCCTTCTGGGGCATCTTCATGCAAAACCGCATGACCTATGACCCATTCAATGACCTGGTGCTGACCATCTTGGACCTGGACACCAAGCGATCCACAGCACCACGCGACATCCGCATGGTCAAGCTGATGGACTTGGCCAAAGAGCGCGGCCTCCTTACCGAGCGCAGCCACAGCAAGAAGGGTGGTCACATCATCTTCTTGGCCAAACCCGACCCAACCCTGCCACCGCAGATCAACCTGGGCAACCACCAGGAGATCGAGATCTTTGGCCAACCCAGCAGTTCGGGTAAGAACGTCATGTTTACTGGCGATGCACTTAAAGGAGACTTGACCGAGTTGGGCTGCACAGTGCGTGAATTTTTTGCGCTTGCTGGCATCCAGGTGGAGCAGCCAGAGGTTAAGAAGCCATCCGAACCATTTGACTTCAGTCCCATCTTGAATAAGTCCAAAGGCACGCCCAGCGACTACGACAGGGCCATGGAGGCGCTGGCATTTATCAGCGCCGATGCCGACTACGACACATGGCGTGATATTGGCTTTGCCCTGCACAAAGAGTTTGGCGACAGAGCCAAGCAAGACTGGATGGCATGGTCCATGGCCAGATCCGAACCTACCAGCCAATCAGATTTAGAAAAACACTGGAAATCATTTGGCAAAAGAGATGGTGTCGGCATCGGAAGCCTTTTCCACATTGCCAAGCAGGCAGGCTGGGAGCCACCAACAAAGGCATCTGAGCGCAGATCCGCAGTGGATGAGTTTCAAAATCTATTGACTCCAGTATCTGTTGCGACAGGCTCACTCTATGAGCCAGCAACTCCAAAGTCCAGCCGCTGGCAGGCAGTGCCATTGCAGTTGGATGCCATCGAGCCAATTGATTACCTGATTGATGGTTTCTTTGCCCACAGCTTTGCGGTCATTGCTGGCCAGCCAGGTGTGGGCAAGACCACCGCCATGCTGGCTGTGGCCCTGATCGCCGCTGGATTCCAAATCGGTGATTCCGGCCTCAAGGCCGAGGCTAGAAGAAAGATCATCTACGTTTCAGAGGACACGGCCCAAGTCAGGCGCTCCCTTTTCGCCTACGCCAAGCACATGAACCTGGACAGGCAAGAACTGCAAGACTATTTTGTTCTGGTCGAATCCATACGGTCCACGGCAGACCAAGTGCTCGAGTTGGCCCACCTGGTGCTCGAGCACACCATCAACGATGAGCGCCCATGGCTCATCATCGACACGGCCAACGCCACCCTGGACATTGAGAACGAGAACGACAACAGCCAGGTCGGCGCGTACATGGCAGCCCTCAAGCAGACCATTTACACCCAACTTAAAACCTCGATCACCATCATCACGCACACGGCCAAGACCATGGCCAACACAGATGACAGCGCCATGGCCCGAGGCGCGTCAGCCTACACAGGTGACGCAACCCTGACTGCGGTGCTGTTCATGGATGAGGACAAGAACCGCTATCTGCGCCTTGGCAAAGCCAGGTATGAGCCGCCCTTCAGGGAAATCATGCTGGTCAGCCACATCCACACAGAAGCTGTGGTCAACAGGCATGGCAACTTGCAAGAGGTCAAGTGCGTGATCGTGGCTCCGCAGTCATCCAGCGAGGCTGACCGCAAGCAACTCCAAGCCGAAAAACAGGAAGACAGGCAGAACCAAAAGATCCAAGATAAATGCGACAAAGCCGTTTTGTTTGTCCAGGACATCATCAACCAGCACCAGTTGGTCACTATCCGCAAGGGCAGCAATTGCCCCAAAAACCCGCCGCTTGAACTGGCCAACCACTACCAACTGGAGTGGTCAGAGATCTATGCAAACGTGCCAGGCTCGGACCGCAGCGACACTAGAAAGGCTATCGGCGCGGCCATCTTCCACCACTTCAACCCGACAGATTTGAACAACCTGTGGGTCCAGTTGGCATGATCTTGGGCGCACAAAACATGGCCGCTAAAGTCGACCGGACGGCCGGACAGTCGACCGGACGTCCGGTCGTCCGGTCGACAGCCAAATGCCCGGAGTGTGATGATGGATATGCACACATATGTGTGCATTCCATCTCCACGCATGGGAGAGATTTTTCATCTAAAAGTTGACCGGACGACCGGACAAAATCCTTTGGGGTGTCCGGTCGACTTTTTGGGTGTTTTGGGCAAGTATTACAGTATTACTTTTGATTCGTGGAGGTATTGCGATGGAAATCACTGAAACCTGGGTCGAAGACGACCGCGTTTTGTGCAGCCAGTGCGATCACGCAAAACTGGTCGATTGCAAGCAGTCCATGCCAGCAGAGCAGATGGAAAAGCACCGAAAGGTGAATGCCAAACCGCTGCAATGGATGTTCGATGTGGCCAAGGTCAGGAACGGCTGGGCGACAGTCACATGGAAGGAATGGCAGTGCCAGGCTACTGGCATGGCCACTCAGCCACTGGATCTCAAGCACCGCTGCCATTTGTATTCCAAGGCAACTGCCAAGCCTTCATCGGTAGAATCCGATGCATGGTGGCTCGACTGAGAAAAAGCATTGAACACACTGAACAGGTCAAGCTGGTGCAGCGGGTCAGAGCCTTCTATCCAGACATCATCATTGCCTCGATACCGAATGGAGGCGATAGAACGGCCTCAGAGCGCGTTAGGCTGCACAGTGAGGGTGTACTGGCTGGAATGCCTGATTTGTGCGTCCTGGAGGCTTGTGGGGGCTTCCATGGGCTGTTTGTGGAGATGAAGACCGCAACAGGGCAGCAGAGCAAAGAACAAAAGGCTTTGCAGTTGCAATTAAACAACAGGGGCTATCTGTGCACCGTGGCCAGATCAGCCGCTGAAGGCTTTGAAATCATTAAGGGGTACTTGAATGGCGAGAAACTCATTGGCTGAGATTGCGGATCAAGGTGCAGCAAACATCGCAGCAGCGCAGACACGCAAGGCAGAGGTCAGCATGGCCAATAAGGCTGTTCACGCATTTGGCGGTGAAGATGCCGTAATCGAATTCATTGCATCCGGCGGCACAATCTCCGCGCTGTGCAAGATATTGGGGATCGGGAACACCACGTTTGACAGGTGGGTGGAAAAAGGAGGCGAGGCACGCACGGCTGCCTACGCGCGCGCCCGCGTGCGGGCAGGGCAGAGTTTAGCTGAGCAGACCATCGACATCGCAGACGCTGCAAGCCCGCAAGAGGCGCAGGTGGCCAAGCTGCGGGTGGATACCAGGCGCTGGCTGGCCAGCAAGCTGAACGAGGATTACGGCGATAAGCAGCAACCACTGGTCAACATCGACCTGGGCAGCATGGCGCTCGATGCGCTGCGAAAGCGCAGCATTACGCATACCGAAGACTGACGCTGATTCCGGCAACGTCCATTATGTAAAGTCGATCCTGAGTTATCCACAGATTTAGGAATACGTTAGGCGTAGCTTCTGAGTTATTCACAGGAATCTGTGGATAAGTGTGGACAAAAGCCTGTGGACAGGTGACTGCCGCCAGCCTGGCGATCTGGCCGCGACCCCCCCATGGGCCGCGCGGCGGGGGCGCGGCTGTGGCGGTGCTTAACCTACATCCCCAGCATCCCTGAAAAAAAATTTTTTAAGTGTGTTGGAAATGTGACTCAATTCACCGAATTCCAAAAAACCACTTGCAACCCTTCATCAACTTGACTTAAACTGCAATTCCCTTCAACCAGGAGTAAACCGATGAACACGACATATCTGACTAAAGTGAGAACCCTCTACCCCAACAGCCGCCACAATCAACGCCAGTGGGTGAAGTCAATACGGCAGCTTGGCCCCAGGTGGTTGGTGGCTCAGCCGCAGCCGCAGGCAAAACTGCGTGAGCAGGCAGCAGGGCGGTGCGTATGAAGACCAACCTGATCTTGCTCGCCAGCCTGGCGGCATCAGCCGCTGTGTCCCTGTCAATCATTTATGCCCTGCTGTGGCTGGTGGGGGTGGTATGAGTGACTTTTGGGATGGCTACGAGCCAGAGCCGACAAGGCCAGCACCCATGACCAAAGACGAATTGACGGAGCCTTTGGGTTGTGTGGTGGTTCGGCCACTGGTTGCCAATAGCACCACCCCACCCGCAGCACAGCGGCCTTGGATTGGGCTGACGGATGAGGAAGTTTTTGAGACTCATAAGCAAGTGGACTCAATGCAGTATCTGACATTTGGCAAAGCCATTGAAGCCAAGCTGCGCGAGAAGAATGGCTGGTATCGGCAGCACGTAACAGACGGCTCTCCTTGTTGGTGTGAACCAGAAATCAGCTACACAAACCCAGAGACAGGCGCGTCTGTGATTGTTCACAAGGAGCCGCAATGACAACACCAGAGCAACTGATGACGCAGGAAGAGCTTGCGTTCCGCTGGAAGATCAGCGAGGCGACACTGGAGCGCGACAGGTCACTTAAGCAGGGCTGTCGATACCTCAAGCTAGGCGGTCTGATCCGTTACCGCATTCAGGATGTGTTGGATTATGAAGAAGCCTGCACGCATGAGCCGAAAGCCAAACTCAAGGAGAAGAACACATGACCTGTAAACACCGCTGGCTCTTAACCCCATCACCACACCGCAGTCAATACCACTACCAATGCGCCAAGTGCAACCAAGTGGCATGGACCACCATCAAGGAAAAAGAATGACGCCAGTACGCCAAAGAAAAGTCAGGGCATTGCTGAGAGCTAATCCATGGGGGTTGACGCCGATGGAGATTGCAGCGGCAACGGGGATGCACGTTGCCAACGTGCGGACATCATTACGGGCAATGCCTGATGTGTATGTGGACCGCTGGCAGCTTGGAAAAAGGGGTCAGTTTTCCAAGGTGTGGGTGGCGGTGAAAGTGCCGGAAGACTGCCCACATCCGAAGGATAGGACGAAGTGGGGTGGCAACACATACAAGCCGAGAACGCATTGGCAGCCTGGAGCGTATGCCGTGGCGGCATAATTGACGCCTATGGCAAAAACAGAAA